CTCTTACGGCTTTTAGTCCACCTTTGAATGTAGCATCTATTGATTTGATACCTGGCATTGGTCTTTGGGATTCATTTGGCAAAGTTTCAATAGTACCACCACCTGGTGTAGTTGCTTGTGTTATCTGTTCTGTTGTGTAAGTACCAGACTCTATCATTTTTTCTTTTAAATCATCTAACTCAGGTGTGTCTCTGACTCCACCGACTTTATATGTTCTACGACCATATATGTCATTATAAGTGGTGGGCATACTGAGGTCTGGTTTCAAAAGACCACCCATTAAAATTACAGCATTGGTTTGACCAGATACCATTCTGATGTATGTACTACGAGTAGCCATTTGACTCATGGTTAAAGAAGATGTTCGATTCGACTCAAAAGGATCGTCATATACATAATTACCTAAGGCATTCATTTTCTCAAACATTCTTTGTTGTATTTTTTTTGGAATTGGAGCTAAATTAATCATAACTTAACTTGATGTATTTAAATTTATAAAATTCTCTATTATTTGTGTGATATTACCTGGAATTCGTAGTGGGATGCCTGGTTCTAATGCTGTTTTTCCTTTTATGCCATTTGCTTTAGCTATAATCCACCATAATGTAACATCACCATAAAATTTGTAAGCTAAGACATCAATTCTATCACCGACTTTTGACATGACAAACTTATCACTATTTTCAATTGGTATTTGAGGATAATAAGTTGTCTCATATACCCTTATGCCAGATTTGTCTGTTTTTTTTGGTGTTGTAGCGTATCTATTCATGTTATAATCCAGCAAAACCTAAAATGTCTTTTAGATTACTAGTCTTAGGTAGTTCTTTATTTCTAAATTGACCAAGTGATTTACCTATTTTAGTAACGTCTAAAATACCATCTGATGTGTATCCATCTTTGTATCTCTCTTCACCCACCCATGGCACATCAAAGTGTTTTTGTGTAGCACTTGGTAATCTATTACCAATATAAACAAATGTACAAGAAACTTGAATATATTTTGGTAGTTTTGCGAATTCAACTTCCCAAGTTGTGTTGTCTTGAACAGTATAACTTAAAGACGATATGTAACCATAAGCATCATCATACATTTGACCAATGGTTAATTTTGAAAAGGGAGCAATCATACCTTTACCAAGTCCATCCTTATCAGTCCAATGTGGATAAGTCAAACCAGCTAAATAATTTAATTTTTCCCATAATACAACCAATTCGGTATCAGATTTTGGATATACGTCAAAATTGAAACTAATTTCTCTAGTCGTTCCTTGATAAACATAAACATTATCTGGTCGACCAACATATCTTTCAGCTGAGTACTCTGGTGAAAAAGTATCAGTAATACCACTTAGAATTGCCCTAAATACAATTGAATTATTTAATCGAGCATCGGCAAATTTAAATGGAATTAAATCTAAAGCTGTATAATCATCCTCTTTATACTTTGTACTGCCATAAGGTATTAAATTTACCCTATCTACTGACACATCTTCAAAAGCTCTTGGATCTAATTTTGAAGCTTGATGTTTACTAACGAGTCCAACATCTTGTGTGAATGTTTTTGACTGTTCTCTTAGTCGTTTACCTGTTTTAATACCCTTATCAACTAATTTACTAACATCTTGACCAAAACCAGTAAGAGCCTGACCGACTTTGCTACCTCTTACGTCTCCAGCTAATTGTCCTAGTGTTTTGACTGTTTTTGTGACACTAGTTCCTAATGCAAAATTTGTCCTAGTCTCTTTTTGAATTGGTATGCTACCTAAAACTCCACCCAAAGCATTTAAACCTTGTCCAACAGCTCCAGCAATCCCACCTAAAGCTGTACTGATTATTTTTACAGCTTTCGGAGCAGCAAATTGTAATGCTTTAAGTGATATATTACCAGCTATACCTAATGCCTCGTTGGCTAAAGAAGCCACATCACCAAAATTTCTACCATTTTTATTAAACATCATTCCAGGAACTCCAGGTACACTAAAAATAGAAGCTTGATTGTAAACTTGTGGATTAATATCAAGTAAACCACTAGCTGCTGCTTTAGTTATTAATTGACTAAACTTGTTGTCTCCTGTTGTTGCTCCTTGATTTCCACCCAAACCATACAATTGTGAAGCCACCCTATCGTATTTGTTTTGTCTGTGTAAAATAGTTTGTTTTATAGCATATGTAGATATTGGGTTGACAAATTCACTCAATCTAATTGTATCGGCTTTATATCTATCTGCGAAAACACTAATGTCTCTACCGAATACAGGAGCTGATAAAGATAATAAAGCATCAACACCCTTTGATACGAATTTAGGAATTGGACTTGGTAATTGTATACTATTTGCTCCCCATCTTTGTCCAATATTTCTTATGACTTTTGGTTGATTATTATTACTTAATCTTCTTCTACTATCATTTCTCTGTCCAAATATTCCATTATCATTTTGAGCTTGAGCATAATAATTATCTAATCCAAGACCAAATCTTGTAAAACCAGCATTTTGTATATCGGATTTATCTTGAGTATGTTTAAAATATATTCTAGATTTTTCAGCTGTATCTGGTCTTACAGTTGGTAATTTATTGGTTTCTGAAAATGGAGGCACAAAACTGTATCCATATCTATTGGAAATACTTCCAAAATTTACAAACGAATCTAAACCCTCTATTGATATTTGTTGAAGTGGTGTTTGAGAAGTTCCTGTATTGTAAATATTAGGCACTGATTTGTTAGTGGCTGACAATAAAAATTTTGGATTCCATTGATTTGGTGGTATTCCGAAGTTACCAATTTGTGGTATTATAGGCCCACCATTATTATTTAATCTGAAATCAGTATCAAGACCAGTCAAATTTCTATTAGTCGTAAATCCAAAGGCATTAGTATTTGGAAAGAAGTCCACACCTGTGGTGGTAGATATTGTGTTGTTAGGTGGTGGTGTTGAGGGCATACTATCACGACCAAATCTTGAATCTGTATCAATCTGTGATAAATTTGATTTTAAATCTACTAATGCCATTAAATTTCCTTAGCTATAGTTCTTAAATATCCATCTGAACTCTCCATAATTTCAAGTTGAGTTCTTTGTATTTCCTCTGTATTGTCACTTTGACCAGCCACTACTCCAGCCGTGGTCGTGGCTGTGTTATTTCTAACAAGTCTAGAAAGGTTTTCAACACTCTGACCAACACTCTCTGCTAAAGCTCTTCGTTGTAATACATTTAATCTATTGAATTCTGCTTCACCACCTACTTGTTTTAGTATTTCTTGTAACATTCCCTCTTGGTCACCAGCTAAAGCTAATTGTCTTGCTCTATCAAGATTTATTTGTCTACCAAGTAATAAAGAGGCTTCCATTTGTTTTTCAATTGAAGTTTCAAAGTCTAATAAAGATTCTGTAGCTGCAGCTACTGCACTCATGTTTAATCCCAATTTTTTAGCCGCTCCTGCGGCTAAAAATATATTTTTACCACCATCTTTGGCAAAAGAAGCAAAATGTTCAGCATTATCAGCCACATCTTTAAAAATATCACCTGGAGCTAACCCTTTTTGTTGTAAAATCTCACCTGTGGTTTCAATCTGAGCTAGAAGAGCCTCTCTACTTGCACTAGATATTGACTCCATAATTGAAAGAGTTCCGGCTAACTGTTCTTCTGACTGACCAGTTGTAGCTGCTGTTTTGGCAAATTGAAAACTCAAATTAGCAGCTTCTTGTACACTCAATCCTAATTCATTTCTTATGGCTGTTTGAGCCTGTCTTATGTCCTCTACGGTACCACCAAAAACTTTAGCACTAACACCGAGTGCTTCTGTTTGAGCTGTTAATTTAGCTGAAACACCAAGTGAGAGTCCTAGTTCTTTTCTAGTGTCTAATACTGCTTTACCAGCATCAACTAAATGTTTTACAAGAATTAAAGCAGCAGCCGCTAGAGCCATGATGGGATTGGCTAAAATAGCCGATAGGAAAGCTCTTGCACTAGCTGCTGTTGCTCTCATTCCCGCCACTTGGTCTTTTATAGAAGCATTTATACTAGCTTGAGCTGATATTGACTTTAATTCAAGTTGAGCTTTCTTTTTCTCTTCTTCAGTCTCGGCTTGTTTTAATTTTATCATAGCTTGAAGATTTGCTTCTCTTAAAGATTCTGTTTTTAAAACACCATTTATGACCTTATCTATATCATCTTCACTTTCAAGTTGTTTTTTAAGCTCTTTGTTTAAATCTCTATTGACTTTAACTCTTTTTTCTTCTTCTTCTCTTGCTTTAGCTAGGAGTTGTAATCTATAATCATCAAAATTGTCTTTTTTAGCCATATTATAAACCTGCTAGTTTTTCTAAATCCGAAAAATGTTTTTTCTTTTCATCTGGAGTCATGTTTTTCAAACGTTTTTCTGCTTGATTTATCGCTTTAGCAGCTATACCTAACAATCTACCCATTTCTGGATCCTTTCTACCCATGTCTTTAGCTATTTGTTGTCCTCTTTTTTTAACAAAAGCCCCAAACATTTTATCGAGGAAACCCTCTACTATCTGTGGTGTGTTGTTCTTATATCTAGCCATAAGAATCTCCTTTATTGTTAAATATTATGAGTCAATAATAAATATCAATGATGTAAATTTTAGTTTTTGTATTTGTCCATTTCCTTCTTGAGTTCAGCAGCTTCTGATTTATAAAAACTCTGTAATCTTTTTAAGTAAAATGAACGAAGATATATGGGTAAATTGTAAACCTCACTAAATGTAAATCCACCCTTAGAATGTAATATTAATTGAAATATTTCTTCATGTATCTGAAGTTTGTATTCAGGAGGTAGGCCAAAAAAATCGTAGGGTGACTGGAATCGTCACCTCTGTCTCCTTTCCAGTTGAATCAACGACTGTTGTAGTCATATCAACATCCGGTGTTATGGATGAGACATACTTTCTGAATGCCAATGAATCAACTGATAAAAATTGAGTATCTACAAAATTATTTATATGAGCTCTGTCTGATTTACCATCAACTGATAATATCATAGTTTTTAATCTTGTAGTCAATTCCGAACTTTGTTCTTTAGATACTTTTTGTCTTGCTTTCAATTCCAACTCGATGTCTTTTTCATCTTTACCACTTAATAATTTGAATTCAAGTTGTCTTTTTGAATTTGGTAATTCAAAAGAAAATCTATTCTGACCTTTAGTAAATTTTTTTAAATCCACCGAGTTGGGTTCTAATACTGATAAATCTGTTTTTTGTTCAATACCATCATAAGTGAATTCATACTCTTTACCATAACCAAGTATACGAGCTGCAACCATGATAGCATTTTTATCACCAATCAACATATCATCTATCTTAATTGATTTGTCAACTATCAATGATTGTAATAAAACATCAATGACAGTTCCTTGTTGTATTAAACTTTTTGAGGTTAATATATCCTCTTCTTTCGCGGTCATGTATTTTACCTCTACTTTGCCCTTAGATAAAGGGTGACCTTCAACGTAGAAATAACCTTTGGATGGCAAGTCTACCATTTCCGTAGGAAATTTATAATCAGCCATAAATGACTCCTTTTGTTATGTAATATTATATATAACTTATTTTGTTATAAAACTAATTTATTTTTTACCAAACTTCTCGGCTGCTGTAACACCCAATCCAACGACTGAAATGTACATAAAACATTCTAATATTTTATCTTTTACTTCAAATGTAGAAAAGGTGTCTGCTCCCCAACTACAAATCAACATGAAGAAAGCAGCAAAACCAACTGTCCTCTTTGATGATATTTTAGCATCACTTGATAACATTTCTGTTAAGAAACTCATATTTACTCCTTAGAATTGTAGGATAGCGTAATCGTATTGTAATGTCAACATAATCTCAGCAGGATCTGTTGATGAGTAATCTAATTCACCAAAGTCAGCCATTTCAATATAAGTGCCTTTCAATACCCACTCTTCAACGACATCACCTACTGGACCTAACAAATTAAATGTTACGTCTTTTTTGTAGAAATCAGAATAACCATCACGACCTGTTACAGATTCGTGAGACAAACGAACCCATTCCATAACTGCTTGAGCTGCTGATGGAACGACTGGATCATAAAGGGTAACATCAATTGGTTGCCATGCACCTTTACCTTTTATATATCTTTTTACATTTATGTGGTCTAAAACTATTTCTTCAAATTGAATTGATGGTCTTTTTGCCGCCTTTATCATATATGCCGGAACACCCTCTATATACATGATGAACCGATTTTTAGTTTTCGGTTCAAACGGTGTGAACATTATTTCATTCGGGTCTAATGTAGCCATTCTTTATTCTCCTGTAAAAGTCCGTTATTTCTACTCATAAATAAATATCATCGAACCAAATTTTTGATAATTTATAAAAAGAAAAACCCCTCGATGTGAGGGGCTTTTCATTATAAGATAGTGTTTATAAGTTAAACTTATTCAGGAAATGTAGCTCCTGTTGGTTGAACAACAAAGTCCAATACAATGAACTCTGCAGTTCTTGTAGGTTGTACAAATATTTGACCAACCAATTGATTTCTATCTACCACATCAGGTGTGTTGTTTGTATCATCCATCACGACTCTGAAAGCACTTAAACCACTATTGGATTGTACTTGTTCTAAGAACGGATTAACAATATTCAAGAAACGGTTTCTCAGAGCTTGTGTATTTTGTTCAAACACTAAGAATCTTGAAGTACTTGCTATGAACTTACGAACTGTAATTAACAATCTTCTGACATTTACTCTATCTAGAGCCGATGGTTTTGCTTGTAAGGTTTTCTGTCCAAACACCACAACACCTTGACCAGGAAATGAAGCTATA